CTGCCACAGCATCTGCTGCTTCCTTCTGAAGCTTTGCTCGCTCAGCATCCTGACTCGCCTTGAGCTTAGCTAAAAGTTCAGACTGCTGGTCTCGGAGTTTAGCCTTTTCGGCTTCTTTCTCCTTGACGAGTTTATCCGCAGCTTCAAACGCAGCTGCAGCCGCTTCGCCTTCCTTGACTCGCGCTTCGTATTTCTTCACGATGTCTACTTCTAGTTTTTTACGGTCCGCTTCAATTTCAGCAATAATTGTCTTCTTCATTGCCTCGGTGATCGGCATAAGGCGAGCCATATTCTCCTTGGACTTTAGATTTGCAATGAGGACGCGAGTGTCTACACTTACAAGTTCTTCAGTGGCTTTAAAAATGCCATAATTAATCTCGGAGATCCGATCAAAGTTATCGTTATCGAGCTTCTCTCGATTGTTATATGCAGCCGTGAGCTGTTCCCGGAACTTGGCATATTCTAGTTCCATTGCCGCCCGGGTCTCTTCATTCCGTCTATTAATTTCTGCCATACGATCCACAGCTGCTGATGTTGCGGTTGCTGCGGCTACGGTTCCAGCGCTGTCTCCTGTCTTATTAGAGTTAAGACTTGGGAGTTTAAAGCCACCCATCATGCTGCATCCAGTCAAAATCAGTGACATACAGAATATAATTACAAAACGCATATGGCTATTTATAATACATGAAAGTTATAAATAGATAGACTTAACCCCAAACAATTAATTCTATGGTCTCAACAATTCTCAAAGTATTAGCACAGGAATCCGCGGTGGGAACTGGCGGTGAAAATTTCAACGGAAACACTCTTATCAGAGTATACAATAACACTGCTTCAGATGTTTCTGTTCTCGTAAAAGATGCTGGCGCAAATATCACTGGTAGCTTCACCCTTCGTTCATACGAAACTGTATTTGTCAGAAAACTACCAGCCGAAAACATCTTCGGTACTGTTAACCTTCGTATGGTCCCCGTATCATTCTAACCATGGCTGCCGATAAAAACCTAGAGTCCCACGCGGGTGAGGACGGAACAGTAATTTCCAACCGGGTCATTGCACCGGCTGATTGGACTCAAACCTCCGATGTCCTTAAGTTCTCCAACTGCACGAATATCGTCGTTGATGGTTGTACCATTGAAGGGGGCAAGGAAGACTGTATTGACGCCGTAAGAGGTTCGAACTATACGTTCAACAATACAGTCCTTGCTCCTCGCAAGAATGGTATTACCATTAAGGGTTCCGTCGATGGATATATTATCCGCGACGTGTCATTCATTGTAAATGGTGATGACTGTGATATGGAATTTGGCCAATACGATAACTATTGGTACATCGGTCGCAAACCAACCCGTAACGGTAAAATCAGCCTTACTAAGTCTGTAGGTGGAGCTCCGCTCGTTCTCAAACTGTGGGATGCAGAAATGCCAGACATTACGGACTCCAACATTAAGGTCGTCAAGATTCCAAAGATCATTTGGTGGCCATATTTCGTTTTCCGCGCCATTCAAACCCGCGGTTTCAAAAACATATTCAAACCTGTAGAGGCTGGTACTTTCATTAAGACTAAATAAAGGATGTACTTTTGGGCTGCGGGGCGGTATAATCTATCTCTGCAGACCAACAAAGACTATTTGGGTCAAGGATAGTTAGTTACTCCTAGGATTACCAGATCTGGTTTCATATAAATAGCCATACTGAATGCTGCTTTATCTTATGATGAGGCGGCATTTTTTATTTACATCCTATGAAACAGTCGGTACCAACATGTCTAGCTGAGAAGTATGCGATTACTTCATTGCAAGGTCGTATATGGACCAACTGTAATATGTTCTGGTGTCTATTAATCGGAATATTTCTGGGATCCACTATCGCATCTATCATTATCCTTGCTTTTGAATATGGCCACAAATAATTCTACACCAACCTTTGATTTCGGTTTTACAGCCGTCGACGAGGACGAACTTGACGTTACAAAACAGGTAGACGTAGCCGAGAGGGCTGCGGCTCACCATGAAGATAAACTGAATCGTTTATATGAAGCGATTCGTCCACTCCTTCAGAATCTCAAAAAGAACCCTGAGAAGGAATACATTAAATGGCCCAATCGAATTAAAAAGGTTGAGGAATTCGAAGCTCAGATTGACCGAATTGTGAACGGCTAATGAGTTTTGAAACACTTAAATCATTTGCGGACCTTGGATTCTCAGTTGCAGCAGTTATTGCTGGCGGAGTCTTCATTGTTATTCTCCTCAAGTATATTCTTGCTGGAGTTGTTGACGATGTAAAATCTTTGAATGGTCTTGCGGGTATGTTGAACAACCGAGTGCGTACAATGAACAATGATCTTGTTCGGATTGATGCACTCATCTCATCACGATTCGGATTACGTGTCGACCTTGAACGTCTTGCACGTAGTGATGGTAAAACGGATGCAAGAAAGGATTAATTATGGATCCTATTGAACTAAAACAGATGATCAACCAGTACGGGATGCCAATGATGGCTGCCGCTGGTATGGGTTACTTTATTTACTTTGTTTGGAAATTTGTGACGGAGAACATTAATTCTGAGCTGTCCGAAGCAAAGAAAACTATGATTGCGCTGATTGACCGAATTCGTATGCTTGATAATGATTTAATTAGACTAGAACAAAAAATTAATACAGCTATCGAAATGCAACGCGGGGGTCCACATATTGTGCCACCCGCACCAATCACCAATGAAAAACCTGCTCCTACTTCTACTCCTCAGCCTCCTATTCAATAAGGTTGTCGTTGCATCTGATATGGTGCATGGTTTTAAGTCTCCAATGTTTAACGGCATTGGGTTTTCTTCCCATGAAATCACCATTGAGAATCTTGCAAGAACCCGAAAGCAATCATTTAAAGATCAGGCAAAAGCCGACGCTGAAACTGCAAAAGTTACGGCACAGAACACCCCGCTTAATGCATTCATTAATAACCTGCAGGCTCGAATCTATTCTCAATTAGCTTCTCAGGTCACTGATGCCATCTTTAACTCTAACGGAGCCAACTTTGGCATCATTAATCTTCAGGGCGGATCTACCGTCACATGGCAAAAGAATGGCGATATGGTGACTCTTTACATTGTTGATCCTGCAACGGGCAATACTACAACTATTCAAGTTCCCGTAGGAACATTGAATCCAGGCGGTGGTTGATCAATGGTAAAATTTATCTCCATACTCTTACTATCTTTGTTGTTCGGGGGTTGTGCTTCGGTTCCATCCAAGCCCGGCATCATCGAGACGCCGAAGGTACAGATGTCTCCGATGGCAAAACAGCTATCGGAACTTCCTCCAATTGATGGTCCTCGGATGACAATTGCGGTCTATGGCTTTGCTGATAAAACGGGCCAGAGAAAGACCGCAGACGCGTATGCCACATTCTCTTCTGCCGTCACGCAGGGCGCAGAGAGCTGGCTCATCGATGCACTACGCCTTGCAGGAAATGGCGTATGGTTCCAGGTACTTGAACGCGCGAGCCTTGATGACATTATCAAGGAACGCCAACTTATTTCCCAGACAAGAGAAACTTTCCTCGGTAAAGACGCCGAGAAACTCACCCCGATGTTATTTGCCGGCGTTATTGCGCAGGGCGGCATCATCGGATATGATAGCAATATCCTTACGGGAGGCGCGGGTGCCAGTATTCTTGGCATCTCCAGCAGCACTCAATATCGTAAGGACGTAGTAACAGTGTCACTGAGACTCGTAAGCGTTCAAACTGGAGAGGTCCTCTTGAGCGTGGCTGTTACTAAAACCATTACGAGTATTGCCCTCTCGGGCAATCTATTTAAATTTTATGATCACGGAACAACCCCGATTGAGTCAGAACTTGGTCTCACTGCAAATGAACCCAACGGCATCGCCGTACGGAGCGCTATTGATCAGGCAGTCATCGAAATCGTAAAACAGGGGCAAACAGCAGGTCTTTGGCAATTCAAAGACATAACCAACAATAACGCTAAAAAGAAATGAAAACAAAACTAAAACTAGGATTCATTCTTGGGCTTATGCTATTAACTCCAGCCTTTGCTCAGAATCAGATATATGTGAATCAAATCACAACAGCGGGTTCCACAACCCTAATTCAGGTCGGCAGCCTGAATCGAATCGGCTCCTCTGGAGTTGCAAGTGACATCACCGGCGATAACATCACCTTTGAAACGCGCCAGATGGGAAATAGCAACAGTACCGACTTCTCTATTATCGGAGCCAACAACCTGAGCTTGCTTGCTGTTGCCACTGGTAATACGAACACTCAGAAATACTTCATGAATGGTGCCAACAACACATTCAATGTGTCATTGGTCGGAAGCACGAATTCAATAACCGTGAATAAAGATGTGACCGTGGATCATACCTCCGAGGTCGATACGTCAAAGGCGACCATTGCGGACAGCGATGTCACCATTGATGTTGTTGGTAGTTCGAACACGATGAAATTCGGATTTGAGAATGCTTCATTTAACTGGATTGATTATAATATTACCGGTAGTTCAAATATCGTAAAATCAACTCAGATCGGAAGCGTTGGCGCATCAACTCAGAAAGGCGGACATTATCAAGATGTTACCATCCTGGGTAGCACGAATAACCTCACCGTCTATCAGGCTGGAATAGAACAGCAGAAGCTCGTCTATAACTTAACGGGTAGTAATAACACCGTTCAGATTATCCAGACCACAGCGGCTGCTGCTCCTATCATGACTACGGGTACATCGAATTACGGTGCCGCAAATCCAACAGCGACGATTTCGCCTCCGACTCCCTAATGTATGCGCATAGCCGCAGCACTGTTTTTGTTTGCGGCTATTTTTATATCTGAAGCCGGTGCCTCGGTCGGAAAACTGACCGAGGTTACTGGTCCCACTCAGATTGTTCGTGGTAAGGATAAGTTGGAAGGTAAGGTTGGCACGGAGATAGAGCAGGATGATACCATCGAGACCTTAAAGGCTCGGGTATCCATTGAATTTGAGGATCATACGGTAATGCAGATCACCGAGTTCTCGAAGCTCAAGATCGATGAATTTGTGTATGATCCTGCGAGCGGTAAGGGTAAGGTCTCAATGAAGACTGCATTCGGTACCGTTCGTTATGCATCGGGTATAATTGCTAAGAATAGCAAAGAAAACATTAAGGTCCAAACTCCTACCGCAAAGATTTCTGTTCGTGGTACGGACTTTTCGATGACTGTCTCTGAGGATGGTAAGAGTCTCATCATTCTACTTCCTTCGCGGCCCGAATATAGCGCAACTCCTGGAATCGTAGGAGTTATCGAGGTGTCAAATGTAGCAGGAAGTGTCCTTATGACTCAGGCATATCAGGCGACCTTTATTGCGTCAATGCAGTCCGCTCCTACAAATCCCGTCATACTTAACTTTCAAGATGAAAGCAAAATCAATAACCTGATTCTTGTTGAGACTCCGAAACCCGTCACAAGTGCGGTAAAGGAAGCCAAAAAGCAGACACAGGCAAACACATCCGAATCGGCCGATGATAAACCAAACAAAAAATCAAGCGGCAAGAGTGATTCCGCTACTGCGGTTGCTCAGGTTGAACCTAGTACGTCTACTCAGGTTAAGGCTGAAGAAAAGCCTGTGGAAGAAACTAAAACCGCCATCATTGACGTAAAGGCAATGCAGCCCGAGCTACTTCAGGCCGTAGCAGAAGTCATTTTAAAAAATCCAGAGGTCACAGTTGCAACCCCGGCAAATATATCACCCACCTTGATTGTTACGGCAACGGTCAATAATGGGTTTACAACCGACGGCACAAACGCAATAATGAATCTCTCTACATCCAAAGGAGTCATTCAATACAAATTAAAAGCGGACACGAGCGCAACGTTTAAGATTACCGACTCGAATGGAACCACGGTATACCCACTCAACTTCGGAGACAAACTCAAGGTAAACATCATTCAAAAATGAACAAACATACACTCAGAATCCTTCTTGTTGGTCTTATGCTTCTCACGGTTGCTGTGAGTCTCCGTATCACGAATCCATATCCCATTGAGGTAATGCGTCTCAAAGGTCTTGATTACTACCAGCGAAAGCAGGACAAGGTCGTGTCGGACAATATTGTAATTGTGGAGATTGATGAGAAGGCATTGGAAAAGAACGGCCAATGGCCCTGGAAGCGTACAGAACTTGCAAGTGCAATTAAAAAAGCCATGGAATATGGAGCCACCGGTGTTGTGCTACCTATTATTTTTGCTGAGCCCGACCGTTTGGGTGGAGATAAAGAATTTGTTGAGATGCTGAGTCAGGCTCCTGTAATTACTGGTCAATCGGCGTCATTAAAGGGTAAGGGCGTTCCAATTCCAAGAGGTGTTGCAACAATTGGTGGTAGCACGGATGATTGGTTATTTGACTACCCTGCTGCAATCGGACCTTTAAAAGAAATTGGCGAGGCTTCCACGGGCGTGGGCATGCTCCTGACCGCCCCGGAGCTTGACGGCGTGATGCGTAGATTACCACTCATGATTCAGATTGAAAAGGAAAAGTATCCCACAATGCCACTGGAAATCCTCCGGGTATTCGGCAATCAACCCAGCTTTCAGGTCAAGGTGACTGAATCGGGCGTGTCTGCCATTCGTGTTCCGGGCACTCCGCCAATTAAAACAGATGGCAATGGCCGTGTCTGGATTAACTTTAAATATACCTTCAAATCGATTCCATATACCGATGACATCTGGTATGTGAAGGATAAGATTGTCGTGATTGCTCTCACGGCTGAGGGCCTTGCAAATACCGTTGCAACTCCATTGGGTACTGCCTATGGACACGAGCTCAGCCTCCAAACACTTCAGATGTTGCTTGACGGTAACCGACTTGAACGCCCCGCAGAGTTCGATCTTTACGAGATTGCAATTGGAATTGGAATGGCCCTGATTGCAATCGGTATTGCAGTATGGGGTCCATATTGGTTAAGTGGCATGATCGTCATACTAGTTTTTACCTGTCCTTACTTTGCAGGAGTCGACCTTTTTAATAAAGGCTATCTCGCAGATTATACGTGGCCAACAATTGCTGCTTTCATTACTTGGTCCGGATCTATCTTCATGCGGTTCGTCATGGAGTTTAAACTCAAGCAGCAGATCAAGAAACAGTTCGGAACGTACCTATCGCCAGCCATGGTTGAGAAACTGCAAAAGAATCCTGCTCTCTTACAGTTGGGCGGTGAGTCGCGCGAGCTCTCCATTATGTTTACGGATGTTCGTGGATTTACCGCAATCTCAGAACATTACGGTAAGGACGTTCAGGGTCTCACAAAGATTATGAATCGGTACATGACGGCAATGACACAGGCCATTCTAGATAGTCAGGGGACGCTGGACAAGTACATTGGTGATGCCCAGATGGCTTTCTGGAACGCACCACTCGACGACAAGGACCATGCTCTTCACGCAGTTGAAACGGGTCTCACAATGCTGGGAAGTCTGAAGGCATTCAATGATGAGGTAACGAAGGAAGGTATTCCTGCATTCGGAATGGGTCTTGGCGTAAACACTGGTACCGTTGTTGTGGGTAATATGGGCTCGACTCAACGGTTCGATTATACCTGCCTCGGAGATTCGGTGAACCTTGCCTCTCGTCTCGAAGGTCAGTCGAAGCCCTACGGAGTCAAATTTGTAATTGGTCCCATTACCCAAGAATATGTGAAGGACGTGTATCCCACGCTGGAACTAGATTGCATCGCGGTAAAGGGTAAGAAAGAAGGTGTGAAGATTTACACGGTATTTGAAAAGGGCACACGCGTCTACAGCAAATCCCATGACAGTTTCATGACTTACTATCGGGAGCGCAATTGGAAAAAAGCAAAAGAATTAGGAGTTGATTTAAAAGCTCACATGGATTTCCTCAATGATTACTATGACATGATGCTGGAACGGATTGATGACCTAGAAAAAGCGGATCCGGGACCATCCTGGGATGGAGTTTTTAGAGCTACTTCAAAATGAGTGTTGATTAGCAATCACTTAGGACATTCTTAGTGTTTTACTTTTAGTCTGGGTGTTGTATGATTGTATCATAATGAAAGCCATCACCTACAAGGGAGTTTATTCTCCAATCATCAAGAACAACGGTATTGCCATCACGATTGTCGTCCCAAAGGGCGATGCGAAAGGCAGCACTCAGATCGTCAGTTACAAGGAATTCTCTTCTCGCCAGCAGAAAATGCTTAAGCGGAATGTGACTCATACGGATTACAAGGAAGTCAAAAATCTAATGACAGGTACTATCGTCAAGATTCCAGTGGATACTCCTCATTCCTGCGACCCTTCCGGCGAACTTTATTGGACGATGTAAGGATATCAACAACTTAGGTAATTCTTTGTGATTTACTTTCGCGCTGGATATTGTATGATTGTATCATAATGAAAGTCAAACATATCCTAGCAATCCTGGCTCTTACTGCTACCGTTTCGGCTCAAAATATCGACCGCCTGGTGGAAGCTCTAGTCCGGACGGAAAGCAACGGTAACGCGGCTGCCATCGGCGACCGTGGTAAAGCGCTTGGAATCCTTCAGATTCACGCGGTGATGGTCCAGGACTTTAACCGCATCACGGGTAAGAATTACAGACACTCGGACATGTTTGACGAAATCACCTCTCGTGAAGTCGCCAAAGGGGTTCTGAATTTTTACGCAAAACACATCGAAAAAACCATGAACCGTAAAGCCACCGAAAAGGAGCTTGGTTTCATCTGGAACGGTGGCGGTGGTTCTTGGCACCGAGTGGCTTCTCCAATGTCCGACACCAAGCAAAAGAACCTTGAAGCCTATTGGGCCAAGGTCTACAAAAACCTAAAGTAATAAATAACCTCTGAAAGCATCGTTTCAAAAGAGCTTACTTTCACTCAGAAGTAGATCATCGATCAACTACGACCACTTATGGTGGTTTATCTCTTATAAAGAATCTTCTTTGAGTAGGCTCCTTTGAAACGATGCTTTTGTTGTTTACATTTGACTGAATTCACTTTAATATATCTACATAATGAAAAAATACACATACGCTGAAATTAAGGATACGCTGAAAAATAATAAGCTGGTATTGATCAACTTTACTAAGGTTGATGGTACGGCTAGGACACTTCGTGGAACTCTGGATGCTTCTATTATTCCCGGGAACCTTATGCCCAAGGGTGAGAAGAAACTCAATCTGACAGAAGATGCTGTTCGAGTCTACGACATTGAGAATGATGGTTGGCGCTCGTTCCGAGTGGATTCAGTTACCTCTATTGAAACCCTCTAATATGTCTGTCGACCACATTCTGAAATCTGCTGCGGCAAAGAACCGCAAGAAGGGGCGCAAGTCGAACCATGGCATTGCTGCGGTCGACTCCCGCTACACAGGTGAGGAACCTATTTGGGATGGTTGGGAGACCTGGCCAGTTGAACAATTCTGGAAGGAGTATTCTCGGTCCTTTAATTTCTACAACTATTACTCCACCGCAAAGGATAGCAAGCCAGCCGTGCTAGAATGGATGGTCAACAATAATTACACAAAGGAAGATATTTCTGCAGTGAAAGCTGCTCCAGATTATTCTCCTGGTATGACGACAGGTACTCTTTGTACCTGCATGAATAAAGGAATGCCAACATTTCATCCTGGAATCAATGACTACCTCAAGTCACTTCGTGGGGATGCATTATCTCAGATTCCCTGCGACATTTTTGTGAAAGAAGCAATTGCCACTTCAATCTTTGAAGGTAAAAAGCTAAAACACCGGGATGCAGTGGAAACTATTATTGCTGAAAAGCCGGCTGGTATTTCTCCGATGGATCGCCTTAAAGCCAAATGCACAAGGACCATGATTATGGATCTTGATGTGCTTATGGACGAATGGTGCGACTCGGGTAATGAGGTACGAGTCATTCCAGTCTATAAGACGATGCAGCAGCATGAACTTCCTGCTGCAGCATGCACTTTTGTGGAAGACTACCTTAAGAAGTTGCTGAATGAAATGACTGATGCCCACACGGGCGCCAGCGAATACCTTGCTGAGGCCTATGGCTTCTATACCAAGAAGCAGCTGCTCATGCGCATTGATGCTCTGGCCACAATGATTGATGATCTCACAATGTTTAAGACGAGCGTCAAGGCTGCCAAGACTCCACGTGAGAAGAAACCCACGGCTGCCACAAAGCAGATTGCAAAGCTTCAGTACCTTAAGCATAGCGAGGAGTTTAAGATTACCTCCATCAATCCGATTCGCATTGTCGGAGCCTATCGTCTACTTGCCTTTAACGTAAAGACGCGGATACTGTTTGACTATGTTGCCACTGTGACAGGTGGTTTTATTGTCAAGGGTACTACAATCCAGAACTATGATGAGGTAGCCTCCCGCTGCATCCGTCTCCGTAAGCCTGATGAATTCATTCCTATTGCTGTAGGAAGCACGGAGAAACAACTTGAAAAGGCGTGGACTCAACTTACCACAAAGATTGCAAAACCAAATGGGCGCATCAATGATGACATTGTGCTCCTCAGAATACTATAAACTATGGATACTCCAGTAACACAACCACACGACGTTATGGCCATTGCTCGAATGGCATCCGTGATCATCGGCAGTAAAGAATCAATTCTATCAAAACTAAACGAATTGTATCCTCTTGAAGCCAAGAGTGAGACGAATCTAACGCCGAAGTTCTATTCGGATATGACCTTTGAGTCTCAGATTGAGAAGCTCCTCAATTTTAATCGATACAAGAACAGCGCTTTCGTCTATGGCATCATGTACTACTATCAATCCGATAATTCGCCTGAGCGAATCCAATTGATGAAGGACATGAATCTTCCAGAAGAAACTATTAACTACCGTATTCAGCGCGTAGAACTTCACCGCTAATACTACCATGCTCGATAACATCCTCACTAAACAATCCCTTGCTCTGATCATTGAAGGTCTCGTGACTAAAGAACACATGACCTACATGGAGGCGGTACTTCATTTCTGTGAGGAACGTCAGATCGATCCATTGGATATTGGCAAGCTTATTTCTCCTGCTTTAAAATCAAAGATTGAAGCAGAGGCAATGTCATCAAACCTCTTACCCAAAAGCAATTCATTAGATTCATTCATGTGATATGAATACAATCAGCGACAGTCTCACTCAAAAACTTGAGGAGCTATATCCCAAGCCGAAGCCCGAGGTTGTAAAAGAAGAACCCGTTGCAGCAAAAACATGGGATATTGACTATACTATTACCACCGGCGCCATTACATCTGGTGGTAATTACGCTAATGGTAGTTACGCTATTCAGTCTACAAATAGCGCTATTACCCTGGGTACCACGACGCAGTATCTCACATATGATGAGAATTCACTTATGATTAACACGGCGGGTAACACGTATCCCTTGCCCGTGTATGTACAGAAAATTGTTGAAGACAATAAGCGTATTACAGTTCTTGATCAAATGATGATTAGAGAATCAAGCGGCTATGGTTCTGTCAGTCTTAAACAACACATTAGCGATAAAATTTTTGACTTTGAGTTCAGAATGAAAGAGTATATCAGACAGGAAATTGACAAACTAAAATGCAGCCCTGGGACGCCTACCTGATATATAATAGTATCAAACTACATTTTGAGAGCGATTCTTATGACGCGATCAAATACAGTTTTAAGACTTCTGCAACTCAGAAGTCGTTCTTTCAACGTAAGGACAAATACTTCTTTGCTAAATTGGCCAAGAAGTATCCTGACAAACAGATTTTGATTGACTTCCTGGTCGCAAACTTCGCATCCTTGGATACGAGTAAGTGCTGGGCGGGCAATCTAGTCGAACAGTCTGCAGAGGATAACTACAAGTTCTATCTGAAAAGGATAGAATCGATGAGTTATTTCTTTGGGGATCAAGTAGACAGACTGGTGGGGCAATGTAAGGGTAGTGGGCTTTCATTCGATGACTTATTCAAGTCTGAGAATGGAGCTCATCCACGAATTGCCACATTGGTGATGGACAAAACTATTGAGCTTGAAACCTTGGTAGTTCTCGACATTATGGTGGGCTTTATGAAACGCTCAAAGATTACGGAGACCATTCTATGGCCCGAGTTTTCCAAGAAAGTTCTGAAGTTCAAGCCATTCCTCAAACAGAAAGTAGACATAAAAAAGTTGCGAGAAATCGTGCTTTTAGGGTTTACAAATAGGGAATAAGTGATACTATCATATACGTTACTCATACAACCTCAATACTAAAAATACTATGTCATTCGCAGATCTCAAAAAGAATCGTGCAAACGAAATCACTAAGCTTACCGCCCAGGCCCAAAAAGTTGGAGGAAGCCAAGAGAAGAAATCCTATAACGATGATCGTTTCTGGTCACCAGTCGTAGACAAGGCGGGTAATGGTTATGCCGTTATTCGTTTCCTTCCCACCCCAAAAGGTGAAGAACTTCCATGGGTCCGTTATTGGGACCATGGCTTCAAAGGCCCAAGCGGTCGTTGGTACATCGAAAATTCTCTCACATCGATCGGCCAGCCTGATCCTGTTGGCGAGCTGAATACTAAACTCTGGGCAACTGGACGTCAGGAAGATCAAGATCTCGTACGTTCACGTAAGCGCCGTCTCCACTATGTCACAAACATTTTGGTAATCTCTGATCCAGCCAACCCTGCAAATGATGGAAAGATTTTCCTTTACAAGTTCGGTAAGAAAATCTTTGACAAGATGCTGGATCTTATGCAGCCATCTTTCCAAGATGAAAAGCCAGTCAATCCATTTGACTTCTGGGCTGGTGCGGATTTCAAACTGAAGATTCGTAATGTCGAAGGTTACCGTAACTATGACAAATCCGAATTCGCTTCGATTTCACCCCTCTTTGGTGGTGATGAAGCAAAGCTTGAACAGACCTATAATCAATTGAATCAGCTGAAGGAATTCACTGATGCAAAGAATTACAAGTCCTATGATGAATTGAAGCGTAAGCTTCTTGAAGTCCTGGGTGAAGAAGGTCAAGTTCTTTCAACCGCTGAATCGGTTGAGCTTGATACCACTGCTTCTGCTCCTCGGTATGCCGCAACTCCTGCAGCAGCACCGCAGAGGGAATCATTTAAGCCTGTTGAGGCAGGCAGTGACGATGACGAAGGAAAAGAGGATGATACCCTTAGCTACTTTGCAAAGCTTGCAAAGGAAGACTAATCCTACCTGAAATCATCTATTATATCATGGCAAGGGCCGCTCCTTTACCGGGGCGGCCCTTCTTTTTTAGAAACCAAACGCAGGAGACATCTGCCATGCGGTCCGGTCAGGGACGTTATTGCTTGCATAGCTGACTGAACTTACAGTGGTATTGCTAGTGCCTCCACCGGCACCAGAGCCACCAGGAACGACCACCGGTGCATCCTGGGCCGCAGAGTTGGCATCCTGAGTATCAGACTGCATAGCATTCATAGTTGCCCCAGAATTGTTAGGAGTTTCTAGGGATGAAATCTTGTTTTCTGGTGCACTTACCATGGCTCCAGATTGAGTATCAGCGGGAGTTACTTCGGAGGATGTGGCACTATCTTTTGAAGCAGACTCGGGCTTTGCCGAATCTCCACCACCGCTATCCTCAATACCAAGGATAGAGAACGCCTTCTTGATAATTTTATCCGAGAATGGTAATGGTTGCAGCAGGGTTTTAATTACTCCAGCAAGACCTTCTTTGAGGGATGCAATAAGATCAAAATTCTTAACCTTTTCCCATAGATTCTTTACACCTTCAAATGCACCTGAAAAGAAATCCTGGATCATATTCACGGCACTTAAAAGTCCATCCATGATCATCCGACCAATATCGATCTCCTTTAGCTTTGCTGCAATATCTGTAAATCCGAATTTATCCAGAACCCATGCTGCAAGATTCTTCAGAAGTGTTTGTGGTATGAGAAATATGTCTAATAGAAATACGCCGATCTTTTCAGCAATTTCACCAGCAGAACCTGAAAACATATTAGTAAGTTGCTTGTATAGATTCATGGCAATATCCATGGGCATTTGAATAATGTTCTTCCAAAATCCAACCACAAAATCAAACGCTTTACCAAATAAATCTTTGATGATTCCAGTAAGATCAAAATCACTAATTGCCTTTGCCGCATCTTCAAATCCAAGCATACTCATTAATCCGGATAGCAACTTCTTTGGAAGATCGACAATAAGGTACAGTAGATCGTCAAGAACCGTTAAGAGGCCTTGTTTAATTCCACCAATAATCTTATCACCTAGAGTTCCTTCCGTATCCTTGAATCCATCAATAAATCCACTAATGAAATCTGTGATAGCCACAATGATTGCAATTGCTGCAGCAATTGGCCAAAATAGATTTGCAACAACAGTGCCAATGGTCGTAATAACTTCTATTACTCCCATAACGGTTTCTACGAATCCACCAATCCAGCCCAATGCCTTTTGCATCACTGAACCAACTTCCATTGCGCCAACCTTTTCAAATTTAGCGCTGGTCTTACTCTTGCCAGGAGCCTTTGATTCCATCTTATCTTCTAGTCCTTGAAGCTGCATCTGCTTACCTGCCTGGCTTTGATCTTCGGCAGAAATTGCAGATTTTTTATCAGCGCTAATAGTTGCCTTTAATTGATCCTTATCAATTTTAAGCTGCTGCTCTTCTAACTTTTTAGTATCTTTAACATCCTTGCCAAAGTCCAGTTCAAGCTGCATTTCTTTTGACACTTCAGCCTTTTCTTCTTTACGAATATCATCAGTCTTCTTGAACATATCACCAAGCTGCTTGCCAATTCTAGCAGAAGTTTCCTGGGATGTCTTATTCCAAAGTAAGCTATTGACGGTGGCTTTCTTTTCACCGTCTTTAAGAAGCTCAATGATTGACTTGAACTGATCAATTGACTTTTGACCAAACTTTTTACTGCCTTCTCCTGCAGATTTAAGAACTGACAATAGGTGTTCTAGCTGTCTGGCGCTATCATTTGAAACCTTTTTCGTAAGGTCCTTTTCTTCAGTATCAATATCTGAAATGGCTTTGGTATTCTTTTCTAACTTATCCGACTTTTTGCTATCGCTCTTTACAAATTTCTGGTTTTCTTCCGCAGTTTCGCTTAATACTAAAGCCATATGGGCAATATCTTCCATGATAATTGCCACACGCTTATTCATCGTATCAAGTACGACAGTTGCCTCATTAATCGAACCTGTCACCTCAATGCACAGTGCTCCATAAATGTTCTGGAGTTCTTTAGTAATTCCTTCAAAGATCTTTGGATCAATTACATTACCGATATTTTCAATCGCAGCAAGAGTGCCCACCTCGGTATTAGTAATAAGTGTCCCTAACAGTTTATTGCTAATAGCGAGCTGAGAGATTACCTCTGAAAGTTCTGAGGTGGACTTGTTGTCGTTTGATTCGGCCATGTTAGTAGGTGACTCCCTTTCGAGATGTACGTTTCTTTGCTCTTTCGTTTTCTTCTTTTACGTGATTAACCAGCATTGCAACGTAGATCTCCCTCTCCCAAGGCATCATAGAATCAAGCTCTGATAGGCTATATTTGTGGTGCTGCATCATGGCGAAGTTGGTCTGGTAATGGTTCGCTAGATTATCGTGTGAGAGGGCTATTAGAAAAAATTCTTCAATCCTTTGACCGTAACGGAGTTTTCGGCCTTGCAGTGTTCACATGCAAAATCGATCTTATGCTCTAATTTGGGCATATTTTCGATAAAGTTCTGAAGTAGTTTAAATTGTGTTTGGTTCAATGACTCAATGAATTCCAGTCTTTCTTCTTTCGTCGACTCGCTGGTTGGATAGACCTTCTTGTCGTCATAGATTGACTCGATACATTCCGTAATGATGTCGAATGCTGCTTCCTTTTGCTGTTCAGGAGTCTTATCTGCAATCTCCGCGATCATATCAACCTTGGGCCAGCGCATGATGACGCCAATCTTATCAGTGAGTTTAATCTTTGTAGCTGGAGCTTCTTTCATATCCACGTCAATCTCTTCAAGGTTGACTTCAACTGTGGTCTTCTTTTCGCATTTTTCGCAGGTTACGTTTACCTTTGAAACTTCTCCAACCGACTTGGATCGCAGTTTCATGAAGATATACTCAAGGTCGAATACTGCAATATCGTCAGGATTGACCTTTCCAAAGGTACAACTTGTGATTGCATCCTTCACTGCCTGCATGATCTGCTTTGTTTCTCCAGACTCCATTGCTAGCATAAGGATCTTTTCCTCTTTAACTAGGTATGGACGGTACGTAAACTTCTTTCCAGTAGAAGGAAGTTTGGCTTCATATTTTGGTGATTCAAGTTTGGGTAATGACATAATAATGGTTATTTAGTTATATTTTCAAAATTCTCATAGGCAACTGTCACGGTCAATTTCTGAATTGTGTTTTCAGAGTTGTTATCCAGAGAAATAGCTCCGAGTGAATATGGGAATGCGTTGTGCAGCACTGTTTCGTAGCTTACAGCTTCTTTAAGGGAATTAACATTATCATCGCTGACCTGATATCGATCAGCACGATGCAGTTGCTTAATGCTGATTTCCCCGTAATAATTATTGCTGTATTTCACCTTATAATTTTCGAAATCAACAACCGCACTGGCCCAGGTTTCAAACACTTTCTTAACGTAAAAGTCATTGGTGAGCAGGAACGTGAATGTTACATCCTCATTGACAAATCCACTTGGGATCTTGTAGGATTGCTGAAGAATCTGATAATCAATCGTGGTGATCTGACGACCAGGAAGACTGCAGCTTTCACATAGAACCGAAAAATCGCGAGTGTCAATTCCCAGTCCTGCTGGAGGAGTTACATGAATTTCAAATCTATTTGCCGGAGCAAGTCCTTTACGATTCGAAATAACTGATTTTAGATCATCGATGTTCATTATGGAGTCTGATAGATTTTCTGAGATTCTTTCCAGACCTTTGTCTTATTAGCCTTTGAGAACTGTTCGATTGGCAAGAAGATGGCTGTTTCCCAATCCGGAGCATATACCTGAGCAATGCGTGACTTGATATGGCCATTCAGATAGTGTTTTAGGCAGGGCGAGAAATAACGAAACCGACGAACTCCAGCAAGCAATTCGTAACGCAGTTTCAATTTAGATTTTTCATCCAGGTTATCCTTATTCGGCATCGTGGCCATCAATTTATCCAGGAATAATGAGCGAATATCGGGACGGAGATAGTGAAGATTGAGTCCCAGGAATCCGCCTTCTGCAGGTTGCAGGGCAATAACCAATGGGAATCTGTCGTAGTATGGTAGTTCCTCTTTGAACTTAGGATCATACGCAAACATGAACATATGGCCAAAGATAGGCTTTGAACGACTTTTGAGAGCCTCATCATTGAGAAGAGTCTTTCGATTAATCCGTCCATTGAGTTCTTTGACCCTCTCGGTAAACCATGCTTTAGCTTCTCTGGAACGAGTCTCGTATCCTTTTGAGTTTAGCTCAGATTTTAGCGTGTTGAAGAGTGATGCCATTGCCACTATTTATAACATTTTCTAGAGTATCTTAATCCCCATGGAACGCAGAATGTTCTCATCCCATATTTCAAACGTCCATCCCCTATCTTTGGCATACTCATTCGCAGCCTCCCATTTAGAGGTATTCTTTGCATACGTCATCACCTCGGTAATATATCTTCTCGTCTTTCTGCCAGGATTCTTGGGTGGTTTAGTCTCCTTTGCTGGTTTTACTTCAACCAAGTATGTTCTATTGTCAGTGGTTATAAACTTAACATCAACAAAATACCGATGCATTCTATTATCCGTTCTACATCTATATGGTACTACCGTCTCTTCGGATGCCCATTTTGCAATTACCGGATTCTCGTCTAGCCATTTAAATAGCTGTCTCTCCCATAACGAACGATACACAATGTCATGAATGTTTCCGTTATATTTTGCTGGATTCTGCGGGGTGAAACGTCCTTTATAAGTCATGGGGAATGGTATAAATAGTAACATTGTATTTATGCCTATTCACGTATTTCCACTAGAACTTAGAGAATCCCAGAAAGGTTGGTCGTTTATGGCTTTTTGGCCAACTACTCAACCGGAATTCATCTATCTGCCAATCCCGGCCGGACTTACGTTTAGCGATTCGATAAATTACAGTTCTATTAACCTCGGTCTTCTAGGAGATATTGGAGCCAAGGCACTTTCCGCTGCAGCAAACTCACCAAAGGGCAGCGGCGTTGCTCGAAAGACCGGAAATGCTATTGGTGCTATGACGGAAGACGTCATTAAGAAATCGACGAATATGAATGCAGCAGCAGTAGCAAGTATTGCTGCTCGAAAAATGAAACAGGATGATGTGGCCAATGTGATCGACTATGCCACAAAACAGGTTGTTGCCCCTAATACTCGTACCACATTCCAGAACAGTAATGTCAGAAATTTCCAATTTCAGTTTAAAATGGTGGGCAAGCGGAAAGAGGACACTGATGCTATTAAAAGAATATGCGAACTATTTCAGAATTACATGTATCCAGAAGGTACTGACGTCATCCTAAAGTATCCTCCTACCTGGGCTATTAGTTTCTATGACGGAGATGGCAATGACAATCAATATATTCCAGGAATCTATGAGTCATATCTAAAAGAGTTTTCCACCACATTCAATTCTTCCACGAACATTTTCCATGATGACGGTAGTCCATTAGAAGTAGACATTACTCTTGGATTCGAAGAAACCAAGCCACTCAATCGCCAAGAAATTATGGCATTGCGCGGATCAAAATATAATGACAAAACCAATCTGGGCTAATTCTTATGTCATTCTTTAGACAATTTCCAAAAGTAACGTATAATTTCCTGGATTCGGGATTCGATACTACGATTACAGATATTTTTCGATTTGTTCAGGCTGATCTTCCGGCACTTAGCGATAATACGACGTATGAGTTCTATCAAATTATGGATGGAGATAGACCCGACATCATATCGAATAAACTATACGGAACTCCAGATTATTATTGGACATTTTTCATCTGTAACGAGCATCTAAAAACCGGTCTTAGCGGATGGCCAATGAGCCAGAATCAATTTGACAAATATATTTCAACTGAATATAATGGAATTGCTCTTATTACTAAACCGACCGTTGAGTATAATACGGACTTTAGCGAAGTTTTAAGTTATAACAATAGTCTTGCGGGTGCATTTAATGTTGGCGAAACTATTACGACTGGACCAAATCCAAATCTTAAAACGACTGGAACCATCTATTATAAAGATGCAAATCTAAGTCAGCTCATCATCAGAAATATTGTACAGACGGGTGGACCATTTAGGCCAAATCAGGAAATATCTGGAACTCAGGCCCCAATTTCGACTATAACTCCGCTAAGAGTTGTCGATTGGAAAGATGCTCCACACCATTATCTGAAGCAGGCAATCTATGATAATGTTGGCAATCTTCTTTCGGAACCCACAATTTCATATAATGGACTTTTTATCGATGAACGTGATGAGTCGGGTCATTTTGATGGCGAGACTCCTCCAGATGTTACTGATCTAAGTTTAACTGCGGTGAGTAACCTACAATATGAAACTGAATTGAATGACATTAGATCCAAGATTCGAGTAATTCGACCAAAATTGATCTACTCGTTTGCTCAGGCCTATAAGAAATTGTTGAATGCCTAATCTAACAAACATCTCACTGAATTCTGCGGAAGCTCTGTTTCCGACAGCATATTCGGTCCAACAGATCATTTTCAGAAATCATTCTGGAAGAGAACTGGATCTAAAGGCTCTCGTTACTGATTTTAGTATTACCGAGAGTATTTACCGCCCGTCGTTGATGCTTTCATTGAATGTGCGAGATCCAGTAAATACCATGGAAGAACTCCAAATTTCTGGACAGGAGAAAATCAGTGTTCTCTTGGCAAGAACTCCATATGGATCCCAGGATCAAGAACTAGTTTCTTTGGATTTTATCGTTACAGAATATCCTCTTTTCGGTAGAATGGATAACCGGCTTCAGGTATATTCGCTACGAGCAGTATCTCCCCATGCATATGTTTCAGAGCTGAAGAAAATATCCCGTGCATTTTCCGGCACAATTCAAGATTTTATTAAAGAGGTTCTAAGAACTGATCTTGGAGTTTCCGAGAATATGATGGAGATTTCGTCTGGATCCACATCCTACATTAGTTTTATCGTACCGAATATGGCTCCCTTAGATGCTATCTATTGGGCATTGCGTAGAGCATACGATCAAGCTGGATCCCCATTTTACTTCTATCAACGTCTAGATGGCGTGATCGTATTTGAGTCTCAGGCTGAAATAATGTCAAAAGAGGTCTACAAAGAATACAAAGATGCTAAATTCTTTCAGTTTAATCAAACTGGAGATACTTCTATCAGAAAAGATTATGAAGAAAGAGCTCTGAGAATTCTGAGTATGAATTCTGATGTTCGTATGTCAAAATACGGATCAATTCCATCCGGAGCGTATAGTTCTCGATCCGAGTATCTGGATCTATCCACAAAAACATTAAGCCGCTCTTCATTCAAGTATGATGCTGAATTTAATAGTATGATCTGGTCATATAAAAATCCAGTAGTGTCTACGACGTTTAAACCCGACAATCCTAATAATACATTATCGGAATTTACAGATTCATTAGTCAATTATATTCCAACAAATAAACTTGCATTTAGTAGTCCGAATTACCATAGTACGACTGAGAATGGTAAGTTGAATAAAGCACAGTCGTATATTGAGAACATGGATAGCATCTCTCATGATATTACCGTGGCTGGAGATTTTAAATTACAGTGCGGAAAGATCATCTCTTTAAAGATTCCTCCAGCAATTGATCCGGGGGCAAACATTAAGAATACTGATACGGATAATGACATTCAGAGAGATAATTATTTTTCTGGTAAATATATGATTACATCAGTACTTCATTCCTTCAGCGAGGAATACAAGGTTAATCTTCAACTGAAAAGAGATTCTCTTACATTTAAATTGCAATGAGCGGACAATCCATAGATCAATTTGTTGGTGGTAAATTTGCGTGGTTTACCGGTGTCGTTGAAGATACTTCGGATCCATTGCAGATGGGGCGCGTTCGGGTTCGCTGCTTTGGTTATCATACCGAGGATAAGGTTCAAATTCCCACAGAATCTCTTCCATGGGCATTGGTGATGACTCCGATCACGTCTGCATCAATGTCAGGAATCGGTACTTCCGCTACTGGAGTTCTTCCAGGTTCTTGGGTAGTAGGTTTCTTTCGTGACGGTCCTTCGGCTCAAGATCCATTGGTAATGGGGACTATTCCATCTCAGACTCAGGGTGGTAGTGCTTCAAAGGGATTTTCAGACCCATCAGGCCAACATCCTCGCAATCCTGGAGAAATTGATACTCCACGTGAGGCAAGAGCCGCATATGCAAATACAAGCAGCTACGTAAAAAGAAAAAATTTACGTTCCGACAAGGTTGAAACTGCTTCTCCAGCTAAAATTGAATCTGTTGCTGTTGCGGAACCGGCATCATACTATACTCGCAAGACGTGGTCTAGCCAGGACGTTGATACTGTAGTCAATCCGATTTATCCATTTAATAATGCTACTCATACTCAGTCTGGACACGTATTTGAGGTGGATGATAGCGTAGGCGCAGAACGAATTTTCCAGATGCATACTACTGGAACCTATTACGAAATCGACGCGAATGGTAATAAAACAACTACCATCAATGGCGATAATTACACGATCATTGTAAAGGATGATAATGTCTACGTGAAGGGTTCAGTCAATCTTACAATTAATGGGGACCTTCGCACATTGGTGAAAGGTAATTACCATCTCGAGGTTGAAGGTAATAAGACGGAAAACATTAAAGGTTCTCGTCAATCCAAGGTTGGTGCTTCGGATCAAACTGAAATTGATCAAGAAGAAATCATCAACGTAAAAATGAACCGCAAGGAGCGTATTGGCGGAGAACTGAATACTATTGTTGATGGCAAACGTAAAGAGATTATCGGAGATAACTCTGATGTGACCGTGAAAGGCGATGACAGCCATCTCGTCATGGGTTCACGTACCGACTTTACAAGTGGAATCATTAACTGTGGAGGTGCTTCAACCTTCAACATGAATTCTACGGGTGCCATGAATATTGAGACGCTCAGCAATATGAACTTCCTTACTATTGGAAGTCGTATGGAGATTGTACTGGGTAATCATGGAACGATGTCACTCCAAGACTATTCGGTTTATACCGTGGGCGGTGCATCAATTCTAGTTGGCGGTCCTCAGGGCTTTACTACGACCGTGGCCACGGGAGCGTACACCACAAACGTTCTTGTCGGTAATCACATCACTAGCATTGCGGCTGGAACTCGTACCGCCACAATTGGTGCAGCGGATACTGTTATTTCAGGAAGTACTAATATCATAACCGGAGCGTCATCGACGACTGCTGGTAACTTTAGTTTAAATGCAGCAAACATTTCAGCTACAGCCGCAACAGGTCTTTCAATGAAGGGTGGAGTATCTGCATCAGTGATCGGAGGAGCTGCTATTACTCTTGGAACTCTGACAGGAGTTATCTCGGGTGGAAGATTAATTAGTGCTGGTGTTGGTAACGTTAAGGTTCTATAATCATATGAGCTTTCCTAGCATACCATCTATTCCAACAATTCCTGCAGGTATTGGTGGCATTATTCGCGTTCCTCAGATTAACATTCCGAATATACCTCAGATTCCAACCATTCCACCTCTATCCGGTCTTTCAGGACTTTCAGGTCTTAAAACTTTGGGCGGTGCAATTCCAGGACTCGTGGGTGGAGGCAATCTATGCGGAATCAGCATTAAGCAGATTGACATCTTTGCTATCACGGAAGTCATTAAAGCCGCTTTACTTGGTAGACTTGCAGGCACGACAATTGCAGGAGTCAGCGGTGTAGCACTATTGGCAAAACTAGAAAAGTTCAGACAGCTATCAATCCAGCTTACTTCATTTCAGGCGGATCTACAAGGATTGAATATGAAAGATCCGGTTGCAGTTGCAGCTTTCCTGGACCGTTGGAAAGATAAGGTTCCGGGCGGAGCAGGAGCCTACGTTAAGTCTATTTCGGATGCTCTGAACAAAGGTCTCGCATTTGACTACTGTAGCCTGGTACCGAATATCAATATTGATCCGACCACGGGTCTTACCAAGGTATTAGCTAAAATGGCTCCAACCCCTGGAGAAGCTCCAGAACCAGCAGTACCATTGAAAGTCACCGTGGTTGAAAGCGTAAAAGACGTATCTCTGGGTAATAGCAAAGTTGCTATGAATACCAATACGGACTTTCTGATTCAGGTAAAGGCGCCATGGGAAAAACAAGTTCAGAACCCAATCCAACAGAGAGTAAAAGAAGCTGCAACCAACGTCATCAAAACGCAAGCTAAAATGACGTCGGTAAATGAAAAGGTTAAGAAGTATGGCAAATCAGCAGATGATCTAGCAACAGATGGGATTCTTACCTTTGATGAGATTATGAATCTCACAGATTATCAGGTTGCTGTCGAAGAGTCTGCTGTCTTGAATGGGGCAGTCCCAGAATTCAGAGCATGGTTCAGATACTACTGCGATGTAGTCGCGGGAGTAGTACCCGCGGGATCTTACCGTATAAAGAAGGATGCTCTTATAATCAAGACCGGAACTTCGGATAAATTTGCGTGGTTACAGAGCTATATTGATCTAACCGAATCCATCATTAATTCTAAGAAAGCTTTGGTGGTTCAGTGGGTATCCTATCAAGACGATAAGGTTCGGACGGCTGAAAACAATATCCAATAATCATATAAATAGCTGAAATAATGAGCACGCAGATACTCACCTCAGATTCGAATATTAT